ACGGTGAAGGAAACTTCAGCGCCACCAGCCAAAGAAGCGTCATGAGTGGTGATCTGGCCGCAAGGCTGATTAAGCGTCACGCCAGTCGCCTTGCTGGTGCCTTGGGTCACAGCTCCGCCTTTGACGTAGCCGATCGCCTTGCCAGCAATTGCTTCAAATTGAGATGCCATTGTTAGTTACCTCCTCAGTCCATATTGGAGACGTTGGTGGCACGCACAATGCCGATGTTCTTCAGCTCATACACCTTGGACCAATTGCCCACGGTTTCAAGCTGAGCGCGAGTCGGGTTCACTGTGGTGACGCCCCACTTAGCACCAACAGGGTGGTAGCAATAGTGAAGGTCAATCGACATGGCATCACTCTTTGCGAGGATGTCACGATCGGTTTCAGTTTGCATAGCGAGTTGCTCGCCAGCTGCAACTGAACCTGCAGTGAAGAAGAAAGTTCCGTACTCGGTGCTGGAGCCAGATCCGGCAACAGGCACGTCATCAGAAACAATCACTCGCAGACCCATGTAGGTCGGCACAGTGGGATTGCCATAAGCAGGGGCAATAGTGCCGCCAGATGCAGTGGCGCCACCGCCGCTCACATCGCTGGCGAGCACATAGTCCACAGCTCTGCGCTCAACAAGATCGTAATAGACCTTGCTGTGCATACAAACGGCAGACAGCTTTTCGCCCTGATCGCCAAGAATGGCGCGAGCTTCAGCAACGTGACGTGGGCTGAGGCTGGTGGGAGTATCACCAGACTCGGAATCAATACAGAGATCGAAGAAAGCCGAGCTGCTGGTGTTGGTGTTCAGGCTGCCGAACACACCCTGCAGAGAAGAAAGCAGATCCTTTTGCCGCTGGTTGGCGACATAATCAGCGATCTTGGCGCCAATGGCTGCCATGGGGTCTGAACCAGCAGCAAGAGCTGCAAGATCCCGTGCCTCAAAGGCACGACCACGGTGCAGAATCACGCCGATCTGCTTATCGGCTTGAATTTTGCCAGGAGTCAGCGAAGTGCTATCGGTAAGCACTTCAAAATCGCCGGAAAGATTAGCTTTCCAGAAAGGGACATTGATGAAATCTCCGCCTTCGGTGGCATTTAGCTCCGCCATAGGCTGCACCACACCGGAAGCCAGAAAGGCATCACGCTGAGTGGTTTGCTCAATGACGTAAGGCGTAAATACCTCGGGGATGATTACATCAGAGCGAAGAGTCGCCATGATGATTCCTCAAGATTGGTTTACGATGTCGGGCGCAGCCCTAGTTACCAGCGCAGCCGGTTATCCAAAAGTTTAGCGTCCTGCTGCTGCTTTCAACCTTTCATATAAATCGCGGTCAGTACGGAACAGCCGTGATTGTTCTGTAAGGTTGAAGGATTCAGGCAGGAACGGGTTTTTCGTGCCTGCAGCAATGTCGCCAGTGCTGCGACCGATAGGAGCACCGCTGCCCTGAGGCTTCGGTTGCTTCTGCATCCAAGCAGGAAGAGTTTTTGCCCATTCACCGATCGGTGTGCGCTCATAACCCTTGACAACTACAACAGTGCCATCTGATTCGCGCTCGATCTGATCCTTGAGAATCTGAGTCCGCAAGATCATGTCGGGGTCATGCACGACATCAGCAAGAGCAGTGACCGCAGGGCTCAAAACCTCTAGCTCGCGCACTTGGGCTTCAAGTTCAGCAATGCGCTTGTCCTTTTCGGCTGTTGCTTCACGGAACTGCTGCTCAAGAGCTTCTCTCGCCTCTTGATATTTGCCCTGTGATTCAAGCTGCTCCTGTTCGTAGTTGCGCTTAAATTCGAGCAGCTCATCAACGTTCACTCCATCCGGCAGCTTTGACGCCTTGGATTTTGCTTGACGGAGTTCGGTGATCAGTTCCTGATTTTTGCGCTCAAGAGCTTCGACACTGCGCTGCAACGCTTCAGCATCAATCCCAGTGGCCGCAGGCTCTTGGGTTTGGTTCTCATCAGACATAAATAACCCGCAGGGTTAAATTGCGCCCCACAGGTTATCATCACTCGGCCTTTTTTGCTTACTTAGCCCTCCGCTTCTTGGATTTTCCGGGCTTTGCGTATCCGCTTTTGGCTCCTTGCTTTGGCATCTTGTTTGACTTCATTCCCTTTTTGCTCTTTTTTATCGGCATAGTGCCAATCCACAATTTCTGACAAAAGTCTAGAGCCGTCTGCAGTAGCCCAGCCTTTGTCGGTGTAAACAGCAGGTATCCAGGCTCCGTCATGCAGAGCCTCTACAGGATCGCTCTTGATATGAAAGATCCCTTCATTTTTAAAGTGTCTAAGACTGGGCCGCTCCATAACGTCTCCGAAGTTGTTCCAACGTTAGTTCACTGCCGTCATCGCGCACGAGTTTGGCAATCGCATCTTTACCGCCATATTTTTCAGTAAGTAAATCAAAATAGGCGACTTTTTGCTTGCCCAGTACTTCAGCTTTTGTGGCAGCATCTTGTTTACTTAGCCAGTCGCCATAGCTTTGATCAATTGGCACTGGTCCATCCATGCTGGCACGCTTTGCTGGTGGCGGCGGGGTAAAGCCCAATTCTTCATAGTCGATTACCGGAACTGTTGTTGACCTGCAATTGAAATGCTGCGGAGGAGTTGGACCTTTGCCATACTCAAATTCTCTACCATCCAATGCACGGCAAATGCTGCTGGTCCTGGCATCCAATGTCGCCACATACCTGTATTTTTTAGTAATGTCCTGATTCGCCTCATAAACTTGTTGGCTGGCAGCATTGGCGACCTGATTGACACTTGTGCGAACTAACGTCATAACCTGATGATCGGCTGCTTGAGTAAGCTGTCCGCCCTTTTTCGCTAATTCCTTAACACTGCCCGCAGAACCAAGCTGCAAATTGCCAATTAACTGTTTTGCGATAACAGAAGTCGGATCACCTGTTAAAAGCCCGTTTCGCACCACTTGTGCAAAACGCTCAGCTTGATCCACAGATATACCTCGAAATGCTTTTTCAATGATTTCCCCATTCGGCAAAGTTATTTGCACTCCTTTTGCCGCAGTAAGGCTGTAAGTTTGTGGGGCGCCATTAACAGCGGCAAACAAATCATCGCTTAAAGTCACCACATTGATTTGAGTCGGATCTGTTGTGGCAACTGATCTTGCGAACTGTGGACTAATTTCAACAGTATTTACCGCATTGCGGGCACCAACAGGCAAAGCGCGTCGTAATTGATCTTCAACAAATTCAGACTGCAACAATGCCAGCCCTTGCAACTCATCGGCGATCGTCTCAACACTTGATGCCGACCAGTTGTCTAAAGATTCTTTTAGCTGTGCCAAAATAGCCCGCAACCTTGCAGCCTTAACTGGAGCAGCTAGTTCATCAATAGTTCGGAGTTGATTAACAGCATAAATAATTATGTCATTGTATGAAATCACAATATCTCTGGCGACGCTATTGCTATAGCGATTTAGATCAATTGCATTGCGATAAAGGCTGGCTGGTGTTGTCACGGATCTATCCCAATGTCGGCAGGGTTGCAAGCCGTAATTGAGCAGACATCGGCACCTTGTTTTAGTGCTTCTTTGAATAACATCAATAGTGCTTCGCCGGTTTCCCTATCATCGCCTTGAATGTTCATCTCTTCTACGGCATACACTTTGCCTTGCTTGAACCATGACAGTCTGACAATGGCGAACAGTGATGGCGGCAATTGGCCCTGAACGCAGGAAAGTTGCTGCTTGCGTGGTTTTTTAAAAGCGCCCATCGCTAGACATGTCAGCATGAGCCCATCATGCCGGAATTTCATCACCTGTATCCAATTCGACTGTTTCCTCAGGTATTTGTTGCGTTGCTCGCGGCTCAGGTTGTGCCATTTCAATTAGTCCGCCATTTTGTGTCGCCTCCAATTCTTCCTCTACATCAAACTCATCACCCAAGACCTCACCTTCACTCAACTGATCGAGCAGAGTTTTTTGTGTGATCGTGCCTGCTGTATAAAGTTGAAGCAGCGACTGAATTTCTGCAGGCTCCAAACGCGAACCAAGGAAGTCACGATTAACGTAACAGCTGCCAGCCTCAGGGATGTTGAGATAACTCGCGTGATAAACCAAACAATTGTCGATCAGATCTTGCATGTTTTGGGCAATAACCATCATGGTGCTATCGCCTTGGCTGCGATCAATACGCTTAGCTTCGGCAGTTTCAGCAGACAGCTTTTGACCAAGAACGGCAGACAAGCCAAGCTCATTGATCTGGTAGGAGATTTGTTCTAAACGCTTAAATTGAGCATCAAAGCTGTTACCGCTAGGTTCAATATATTCAGCTCTGCCGTCTGACGGGAAAGCGATAGCCTCACCTGGGCCTGCAGACACCTCTTCTGCACTAGCCGGGAAACCATAAAACGCCAGCATTGGGACAGCACTGATATGAAGCTGATTATCTAGATCCGACTGGATTTGATACGCCTTCAGGTTTAGTTCCGCAATGTCTTCCATTGGCGGACGTGATTCCATAAAATTAACGCGGTTGGCATAAGCAACGCTGAATGGAATCGCATCTAGTGTAGTAGTACCACTGTCATGAATTTGAAAGTCGCCAGCTTTTTCATCCCGGCGATGAATCTCAAAAGCGCCTGGCGTCAAAACTCGAATTTGCTCAACTTCTTTTTCGCCATACAATCCGTCTGGCACAACAACACGCTCCATCAGCCTGAGTTGGCTAAGTTGTTGCTGACCTTCTTTTAATTCGGTGCGCCAGCCTAAGATGTCACGCGGCGTATAACAGCACCAATACGGTCTTCCGTTCTCACCAGCAGCAGGTGCATCCACAAGCACGCCAACATGCCCATAACGCACCATTTTTCGCGTGGTTTCATAGGTCCAAACATTCAGATCGTTGCCGAGCAGATCTACGTCAAACAGCTGTTCCCGAACTGCATCTGATACATCATTAAGTCTTATCGGCTTACGCGTTAACATGCCAGCCAGCATCCGCTCTAGCCGAACGTAATAAGGCGCCAATACAGACCGAGCAAGCCTGTTGTCATAGCTTTCATCTAACTCGCGTGGTTCCTGTGGAAGATAACGGCGATGGCGGCGCCTCATTTCGAAGGTGCCGCCAATCAGATCTTCCACCAGAACCCAGTGTGGTTCTTGATTGTGCCAAGCGGCGTTTGGATCGTTGACCTGCGCTACGCGGCTGGTCAGTTGTCGATCGTAATGCTGGAAACCAGAATACACCGCTTTATAGCACAGGCTTCAGCTCAGTTTAGTCGTTCGACATCTTCGAGCTGATTTGTCGCCATGTATAAATCGACAATAATGCCTAAAGCCTCAGCTCGTCTTTTTGGTCCAGTCAAGCCGAAATGATGGACGACCCGATCAACAAACATTTGTCGTGCATAGCTATGTTGCATTGAAATAGAGACTTTTTTCGTTGGGCAATCTTCAATGTCAATAGGCGACTTAACTGGCAATTCACATTGCTCAGTTTTTACAGGTTGCTCGGGCTGCACTTTGGCGACAAAAGCCTGAATATCTTCTGACTGCAGATCAAAATGCAAAGCATTTACAGTCCACTTTGTTGTTCCTGGCTTTCGGCAAAGACGCGGAGGCGTAATGAATAGAGTCGAGCCAACAGGCAAAGTTTTAGGATTTACCGTTTCTTCGTCATCAGGGTAAACAAATGCCTGTTCGCCATCAGATAGCAGGCATTTGGCCCATGGGTAGTTTGGGGCGCCTTTGCCAAGAATGACGGCTTTGTCAAACTTGAAGTCGGCTTGAGCAGTGATCGGAGTCGAATGAGTCATGAGAGTCGAGTTGGTAGGCAGATCGAGTACAATCTGCCTATCAATCATACCACTTTCGGTTATGGCTCAAGGCGTCCGGGTTCAACTTGTAATGCCAGCACCGATTGCAGAAATGCTAAAAAAAAGGGCCGAGCTGGAAGGTAGAACCCTGTCCAGTCTCGGCACTTACATTATTGAGTCGGCTCTTAAGCAGCAGCTTCTGCCAACTCCCGCTCCTCAAAAAAATCAACCAAGTTGTTCGCCTCTTGGGTGATTGACTGCAGAGTCACAGATTTGCGACCAACTTTAATTTCGAACTCATCGCCAGGCTTAAAGCCCATTTCCTTGACGTAGCCCTCGCCAATCTGCAATTTACCGTTGAATTGAACCTTGGTCTTGTAGGTCAAGGTTCGACCTGGCTTGGCAGCTGCGCCAATTTCCAAGCCCTTGGCAGCAAGAATCGCCTCATAAAAGGCGGTAAAGCACAATTTGCCATTTTTGACATAGCCGCACTCGCGCACAAGCTCTGATTTGGATACGTCCTTCAGTTCCTTGACTTTGGCAATAAGTTCTGATCCGGTCAGCATAGAAAAAGTTCCGTGACGCCAATTAGTATATCCTGACTCCGGTGCCTTTGCCAGATCGGGCATACATCATGTTGAAAGCCCCAAGTATGAGGTAGCCGAGCCCATCAGTCCAGTGCTCGATATTCGCCGACTTGTCAATCACATAATCATCGGCACCCTGCTTGTAAGTTACGTTTTTTAACGCTTTAATTGTGTGCTTGCAACGCGGATGAATAAAGAGCTTCATGTGCCCATCCGCAGTTCGGATCATCCAGTTAGTTGCGTTGATTTTGTCTTTTACCGCCCAGGGTGCTTTGGGGCTAATGCACTGGAATCCGTATCTTCGGATAATGTCGTGATCGGTGCGACCCGCTGAAGAAGTCTTGCGGGCGCTCCCTGTTGGATCTGGATAAGCAATAATTTTCCTGTTTGGGAATCGTTCCTTGAGGAGTTGGCAAACTTCATCGGTATTGGATTGTTTTACAGCGAGTTCATCCCAGATATGCACAGTATCACCGACACGAGAAGCCAAAACGCCAGCCATGATACCAACGTTAAAGTCAGTGCCCCAATAGATTTCTCCGCCTGTGTCTTTGACATCTTCGGAGATGTTGTCATCGCTGAAGTCAGGGTAGACGCGACCAGATAGTGTTTCAAAGCTGGCGAGATATTCCTGCCTAAAAGTTCGCTCATCAAGAGTGCGACGTGCAGCTTCGACTTCGGCTGGCGGCACATTTCCGCCTTCGACAGTTGTGTAAGAAAAGGTCTGCCAATCTTCTTCTAGCTTCGCCTGTTCCCATAAGTCGTGAAACCAGTTCAGGCCAGATGGAGTTGTAATGAACCAAGCTGGCCCGCCTTGATCCGAAAGCGCTGGTCGCAAAACCATTTCCCACGCCTCTTGTCTGACATAAGCCGCCTCATCAACAACCAATGCCGACAGCGAAATTCCACGCAAAGAGTCAGGATTATCGGCACCTTTAAGTGCCAAGATACTTCCATTCTTTAGTTCAACAGTTAGTTCGGCTTCGTTTTTGGCGAGAAAGACTTCAGGTGGCACCATTGCTCTTAGCTGCCGCCAAGCAATTTGTTTTGCCATTCGGTAGTTTGCCGTGACATACCAGCACAAACTGCCGGGCTTTTCCATCGCCCAGTTAATAAGACGAGTAATACAGAGATAAGTCTTTCCAAATCTGCGGCCTGAGCAAAGCAGTTTAAATCGCTCAGGTGCGTCATAAACCGTGCGCTGTGGAACGGTCAGCGTTTCATATAGCTGATCTGGAAAACCCCGAAAATCATATTCTGGGTCTTTTGCGGGTAATGGAGGGTCAAGGATGCAGCCCTGTGGTCGGCCTTGAAGGATGCTCACAAAATCGCAGCCAGCTTGGCTAGTGCGTTAACAGCACCAAGGGCAACAGCCAAATTTCCAGTTCGTCTCGCTTCCATTTGAATTGAACTCGCCTGCTGCATTAGCTCTGCTGCGAACTGGGCGCGATCAAGTTCAAAGTCCTTACGAACAAGGGCCCGAACTTCAGGAATGTATTTACGCGCTGTGGTCTCAGAGATCCCCCAAGTATTTACCGCAAAGCGAATACAGTCATGAGTGGTGCCACCGTTTCTAATGACCTGAAACAGACGATTGTAGCGGTAGGCTTTTTCCGCAGCGGAAGCTCTGGCAGCTGTTTCTTTACCGTCTTTCCGTCTTGGCATTATTTAATCCCCAGAACGGCAGCAGCATCAGGATTGCTAGGCCCACAATAGCGGAAAGAGGCGGTAATTCTATCAGTACCGAGTGCCTTTCTCCATTGTGTCATAGCCTCAGTTTTAGCTTTTACGTTACGACGTTGTCTTTGAGCGCAGTTGTTCGATGGCTTTCTGGTCATATTCCAGAGAGGCGATTTAGCTCGATAAGCTACCATTGCGGGATTAGCGGTAACTGATAAGTAATAGCGACCGCGAGTTCCATGGAAGCAGGAGGCGATGAAATTCGACATAGCATTGCCGATACCAACGCCTTGAAAATCAGGTAGGCAAACAGTTCTATGTTCTTTCCAGCGGGTACCTTGTGGGCATGGCATGGTAAGAACGGCTGTAAAGGCTACTGGTCTGCCGTTGTAGAAAGCGGCAAAGCATTTTGCGCCAGGATGAATTTGGCGATTTAGATAGTGAAATTTACTGAAGAGAGGCCAGTATTCCTTGCCTGATACGGGTTGAACTTGGAGAGTGATTTGGGGTCGTTGAAGACAGTCCCGCGCAAAGCGGGAGGTAGAAGGATCAAACACCCAATCTGGCTGAAGCCAGTCGAGGATGTCATAGTGACAGGCGACTGCGACAAATTTTTGTTTACGTCGGCGTACCGATTTAGCGATAGCGGCAGAGCCAATTTGTGCGACAGTACGGTCCACTACGGAAGTGAACTCATCAACGACTAAGAGATCAGGCGATTCAGCTAGACCTCTAGCGATGTTGACACGAAACTGCTCGCCATTGCTTAGGACATGATGGGGCCTTAGCCAGTTTGGAGGGGAGCTAAAACCGACTGACGATAGCAAGGAAGTAATTTCCTTGATCGACATTGAAGTTGGGAAAGAATCGACAATAGATTTTGAGGGATCCCAGTCGAATTTAGGATCGAACTGATCGCCAAAAAGTTGTTTGGCGATGCTTGTTTTGCCAGAGCCTGAAGGGCCGACGATAACGCCAACATTCCAGTCGAAAGTTTCGATCGGAATTTCCAGATCGTAAGCAACGATGGATTTTGTGTTGGGGGTTATGTCAAAAAGCCCCTCAAGTTGGGTAACTCTGGCGGTCCTTTGAATCTCGGACGAATTTACGAATTTAACGCTCGGCACTCGTAGTTCTCCTCAAGAAGTCGGTTTAGCAGAATTGTTTGCTGTTCTTCGGATGTGCAGTTTACGATAATTTGAAAAACGTCGTCAATTTTGTCGGACTGATCTTCAGGTTCATCGGGGTCAAATTCATTGTCTTTGCCGAGGATCTCAGCAACATCATCTTCGGAGAACCAAGGGCCAATGTCATGCTCTGTGGCGAGCTGAGCAAGCATTTGCCCATCCCATTCGGACAGATCACTTGTGCGGTTGTCTGCGAGAGCAAGTCCGACTTTTTCCTCTTCGGACAAACCAGTCCGACGAACGGCGATAATTTCGTCGCCATCGGTTTCGATAACCCGGACTTTATCAATGCCGCTTCGCGTTGCCGCATCAATCGTGCCGTTGCCAGCCAAGATCCGATCCGATTCATCAATGACGATGGATCGAGCCGCACCATAACGTTTTAGCGACTCCTCAATGAGGTGTTTCGACTGTGCGGTGCGTTTTCTGGCGTTTTTCGGGTCTTGTTTGAGGGATTTTATCGACTTAATGGACTCAGAAGAGTCGGACATGGTGCAAAAGTGCCCAAGATTTGTCGAGATTGTACTTTTTCCGCTGAAATTGTGCAATGGACTGGAGTCCACGATGACAGTTTTTTAGGAAAAAACAGAAGACCGAGCTTGGGAAGCTAGTGGTGGCAAGGCTTGGGAAGGTCCATTGCGGACATTTGGGCTGAGCCAAAAAAAAGCCCCGCATGAGCGGAGCATTGTGGCGGATCAGATGTTGGTTAGCTCGGCATTTAGCTGAGCATCCCCAATGTGCATCCCGGCAATAGTTGGCTCAATGATCCGGGCTTTTTGTACTTCGGGGCTTGTGAGCATGAAGTACCGACCCTGATCAGAAGTAAGCCTGAATCTCGCCTCTTCCTTGGACTCATACCGAATGAGGCCCTTACGTTGGAGCGATCCAATGAGAGCATTAGCTGCCATTGGCGATCCAGTTACTGCAAGAGCTTCGGCATAGCCTGCATAGTATCCCGAATCCTGAATTTGACAGAGTGCGAGCAATGCTCGCTCCTTGTCGGTTGTGCTGGGTTGGAAGTGGCGACGTACTTCCAGGAGAAGTGCGTCTAGCTCTTCCATTACAGACGGTGCATCAGGGTCAGGAAGATCGACTTTGAACAAGGGCAAGACGGGCTCTGAAACAGTTGTTTCGGCAGCTGAGTCAACTAAATCGGTAAGTGAGTGTTCCAGCTCGGAAGCTGAAGCATCCACTGCGGCAAGATAGGCATCTTCTTTGACCCTTTTGCGGTCAAGCCAGAAGAGCTGTCGGCCATTCTTGTCAATGGTGACATGAGGACCGAGAGGTAGCTTGGAATTTGCCATTGTGTCGGATTGGATGGTGAACAGTTGCGGCTCAGATAGTGCAGCTGAGCCGACGGTTGGACAGGGAAGATATTCGGTTGTCCAGGTACTGAGGAGCGGGGAATGATCCACTTCCTCATGTTGTTAATGTATCGCATAGCCAGAACCGTTGTAGTCCGTGGGGATGCACCGATAATTAAGATTTTTTTTGCAGCTTTTAGTGGATGAAATGCTGACAGTGCCAGGCAGGGTGTCCAAGCGGATACATTGAGAACCAAGGCCACGACAGGGTTTCCAGAGCCGAAGATTGAATTTTTCCTGGAAAAGTGTCATCAGGTAGGTTAGTGCATCCAGCATTGGTGATGGAAAAAAGTGAAGATCGGCTTATAGGGCAAAAAAAGGGGTGCCAGTCGGCACCCTTGTGGTATTGGTAGTCGGTTAATTCTGGACCATATCATGTGCGGTGTCTGCCATGAATTCCAGAGTTTGATCGACTAGATCTTGGACTAGCTCATGAAAGTTCGGGTCATCCCCAGGGCAGAACGGATTAAAGGGAGCATCTTCTGCGGCATCAATGCTGCCATCTGCAATGAGAATACCGACCAGCTTAGTGAGCATAGTGCGGGCTTCTAGTCTGAGTCTAGGTTCGACGTTGGTGAAGGACATTTGTCGGTTGGTGTAGTGATTTGTGGCTGATTTGCCACTCTTTAAAGATACAGCAGAGCCAAGACCGCTGTAGTCCGTGCGGATGCACCGATGATTAAGATTTTTTTTGCAGTGTTTTAGTGGGTGAATGATGCTCCTGGGACGCATTGGATCTGGATGTCCATGGTGATACATTGGGAACCCAGTGGTGGCCTTGCTTCCCAGATTCGAACTTCAGTTTTTTCCTGAGGAACTGTCATCAGACACATCAGTCCATGCTGCAGTTCCAGCGGAAAAAATCAAAGTTCGGCATAAGAGCACAAAAAAAGGGAGCACTCGGCTCCCTGTGGATGTTTGGTTGTAAGCGGTCAAGCAGCACACAGCTCCATCGCCTGTGATCTTGCTTTGTCCACAATCTGCCGGACATAGTATCCATTGACAGTGGCGATATTTCTGCTGGCAGGTGCGTCTCTGAGACTGGTTTCCACCTCAGTGATGGCGTTGTAGGCACCCCATACAGTGTCGGACACACCATCAATGTTGGTGCCAAAGCCGCCTGCCCATGCGTTCCTGAGCTTGTTCCACTTGACCTTGGAATCCTCAATGGTGCCCGGACGCAGTGTGCCATCCTCCTGTTTGACACTCGGCATGTTGTAGAGACTTGTGAGCCAGGTGCGGTAAGAGTCAAAGTCCATTGGAGTCTCGGCCATGCGCTTGTAGTCCTCGACTTCCTTAGCAAAGGTTTGTCGGGCTACGTCAATTGATCTGAGGGTCGCATCAATCTGGGATACACCGAGCTTGGTATGGGAGATTTTGAACTGCTTGCCGTGCTTGTCAGCATCTTGCATTGCCCATCCGAGAGTGTTCTGACAGACAATCCGGATGTTGCTGAACATTCCACCGAATGAAGTGGTGCCATCGTGTGAGAGATAGCCGTTAAGCCTGCGGTGAATCGTGTCACCTTTCACAACGTCGGCGTCTGTGCCAAGGATTCTTGCTGAGAAGGCGATCTTGGCTCCACCTTTGAGCACTACAACGGTTTCCATCTCAACATCATCTCGGAGCATTTCAGCAAATTGGCAGAGTTGCTCGTTCTGAATGACTTCATATCCGAGACTGACAGTGCCAAGTTTGTCGCCAGTGTCAGTGCGGTAAGTCGCACAACGTTGGTCATCTTCAGCCATCTCGCCAGTGACCGGATTCTTGAAATAGAGCGGAGCTTTGTCCACTTCAAAAAGCGCGTTAGCCCTGGTGAAGGCTTCTCGGGCTGGGAGTGTACCATCTACGACTTGACCAAGGCCATGCCATGCGGCGTTGCCTTGCATCATGATGCCGTCTGTGAAATTGTGAGACATGAGAAAGTCGGGTAAAGAACAGGGTGGAAGGTAGTGAATCCATCCACCCTTTAATAATAATTTATCGGCTTGCGTGTGTCAAGCGTTCGGCTATATTTTATCCATGAGCGATTATTATGGTTGTGTCTGGCTATTTTTGACCGACTCAACATCCCTTTGAATTTGCCGAAGTGTCATGGCGTTCCATCGGTCAAGGATGGGATAACCACTGACACCGTGCAATTCCATGTGCCAGTACTCGGTCAGATTGTGTGACTCATCAATCGCCCACAACTCATTAAGAGCCGAGCGTATCCCTGCCAAGATGTGCGGGTTCATTTCCATTAGTACTCCTCGGGGAACAGGACGGTTGTGTAGCAATAATCTCGGCCCATATGCTGCTGTGCATAGCCGGATGTGATGACCCAGATCCTAGTTTTGTCGAATGTTTTGTAGCATCCCATCAAAGTGCCGCCATCTTTGTTTCGACAAGTTTGGAGATTGCTTTCGTAATCATCCTCATCAATGGAACCCCAATCGCCATCCATAAACAAAGTGACAATGTTGCCGATGTCACGAAAGAACTGATCATCGGTTAGGCAGCGTGATTCAACTCCGGCAGTCCAGATCAATGGACCGAGATTTTGTAGACCCGGCTTAGTAAGCATTGAATTGATCCTCGCAAGGGACAAAATCGACAAAGAATTTGACGGTTGGATGTTTGATCATGCGGCGTAGCATGAGATTTTCAGCTACACGGCGATCATGTGATCCTTCACCAGTCGGGTTGCAACGAGTGCCATGTTCATCGGTAATGATGGCAAAGATTTCGTACATATCAGTCTGTGTGATCGGGGCAGAAATTAGTGTTCCTTAGCTTGGCGATTATTTCTACATAAAGATCCAGTGTGTCGTTCATGCGATGGAGGGCAGTCTCGTCAGCATCTGGTGAGTCATCCTCACACCAGTCGCACATAGCACTGCAAATAACCGACTGGACTGCGAGCAAAGCAGTCCGATTATGCAAAAGCCATTCCCCCATCTTTTGCAATCGTTTCTGATAATGCAGTTCGCGCTCTTCCTTCGTAGGAATCGGCTTGATGTTGTTGGAATCAGTTGATTTTTGTTCGGTCATGATTTACAAAGATGCAAGTGCAAAGGCGGCGGAGTAAACCTGCTGCTGCGGCTTAAGGTTGGGCAGTTTGACCTCAGGCTTCGGCCTAGGCAGCTTGGTTTGCAGGTGCTGGAAGGAGACTTTACCAATAGTCCCAAGGGCACCGGGTGAAATGTGTTTTTGTTTATCGGTGATGTGGATGAGAAATGCCTTGTGAGTCGGCCACATCCCAAAACATCCTTGTCGGACTAGTGCTTCAAGATGTGAGTCCTTAGAACCGGCATAAGCATCCTCATCCCACCGAGCCATGTGGGTGCCACACTTGTGGACAATCCAAAGCCAGGAAGTGCCGACCTTAGCTTTAGCTAGTGTTGCTCGGTCATGAACAATGAGATCCTCGACAAAATGCTCTAAAGTGCCATCGGCTAACTTGAGCAAAGTGTCATAAATAGGAACCGATTGATGCTTGACAAGATTTGCCATGTGTTTGTCGGGTAAAGAAGTCAGTGGTGAACTGACATCAAAAGTATTGGATAGAACTGCTTACGAGTCAAATGGAGGATTCTTATGGGTCGCAGTGTCGGATTCAATAATAGAACTGATCCGCTTATGGATTGACCCTTTGAGATACTGGCATCCTTGTGGCACGTTAAATCGGTGATGCTTTCTCAAATGATCGAGAGAGATCGGCTCAAAGGATCGAACTTCTGCTATCTCAACTCCATAAGCAAAATCCTTCTTTCGGAAGTAACGGAAAAAGTCGTAGAAATCAATGCCAAGATGCGGTTCGAAATTTAGCCAAGCCTCATCTGGCGAGAGCTTAAAAGTTCGACCTGCTCGAAATGCTGTGCGAATGTGCTGTGTCGGATACCCTTCATAGAAAGCGCACCAGCCACCTGGAAGAATGTTGGGGCAATAGGTGCGAAGCTCGATTGTTTTAGTTTGCGCCCTTATTCGATCGGCGTAAACAGTTTTAATCGAGAGAGTTCTGATAATGTCAGAATCGTGAGTCGGAAGGTCGAGGAACACAAAATGTAGTGATTGTGCAAGTACACAATAACATGCGACTAAGGTAATTTCAAATTAAGGATTTATGATTCTGGCTGTATTTTATTAAGTCGGCTTTATGTGTCGGGCTGGTTTAGTGTTGAGTTTATAGGCGAACAGTTCTGTAGCCCGACTAAACTACAGAACCGATTCTTGGGTCACTACTCCCAAGCCGCCTGGCAGGTAGGCGTCTGCCTTTTCTAGTATACAACACAGCCAAATAAATGCGGCTACCGCTTTGTGCCAAAATCACGAATTGTTTTTAATTGATTAACCTTTGGCTCGACCAAATGAAAGCTGCTAACCGTGCCGCAAGTTTGACCTAGGCAAACTCGGATGCTTCCATCATCAAGGGTTTCGATGCTTGGCTCCACAGTGGAGGCAGCGTTTTCGATCAAATGGTTCAGGCGGTCTCTTGGGGTCATTTCTTTGCCGATAAAGGGACATAAGTTGCTCGTCTCTTAGTCTGAGGATTTTTTCAATTTTTGTTTTTTCAGTCGGCATCGTTCGTAGTGACTGGAGTAGCAGGCTCATGCGCTGCACAGATGACGGCAGCTGCAATTGCTTCGATGATCGGACGTGGCGCACAGCCTTGAGAGGCCGCTAGAGCGGCTCTGACGCCGTTCTGGTACTGCTTGAGGGTCATGGCAGGCATTGCGGCATCGGAAGGGCTTGTAGGCGCTCCTAGGGCCCTATCGCGGATCAGCTTGCCGCGACTTAGCCCAAGCGCCTTGGCTTGCTGATCGAGAACGTCCTGCTCTTTTGCCGTCAGATAAACCTTGACCGAGTTTCGTTTTTCACTCATTCCTAAAACGGCAGCGGTTCTTCAATGCTCTCATTCTTCGACTCTGGTTTCACCGGACTGAAGTCTCGTGGTTCTGTGACTGACACTTTCGGTTCATCTGGGACATCACGCAAAAGATTTCGATAGCTATCCGGTTTGAGATGACTTGCCGGTGGCTGATCCAAATCTTCAATCGTGCAGCGACCTGATTCGACAAGCCGTTTCAAAATTTCACGCGCACCGACCTCGGTGGAAATTCTCTTAAGTGCCATTAGGTCAATCCCTCTTCGCGCTTGCGCTCATCCTCAGCGAACGGATGAAGGGCAAATCTCCCAGGTGAAATTCCTTCAACTGGTGGTCGATAGGTCATGTAGCGACCGAACTCATCAAAGCGACCTAGTGGATGTGGGTAAGCACTCTTGAGTTGGAATCGGTCGAGCTTGCGCTCAGCATCATCAAAATCGTAAGCATCAACAGTTCGATAAACGGGCTTGGTTCCCTCTTTAGCCGCCTTTGGCAAGACAGCATAAACAAGATGGCTCTTCGCCTCAGGCGAGAACAACTTCATCGGATCACGTCGGGAATTGTGTTGGCAGTAGTGATGGGCCGATCATCGACCGACGTGAAGCGTTCATCGCGCAACCACCTGAAGCAATCAGGCAAAGGCGAAACAAACGAGTCAGCAGCGGCCTTTTGATAGGCGATCTCAGTTTCCAGGGCTTTCACGAGATCTGACTCAGCATGTGTGCGGATTGTTTTTTGCCACTGCGACCACGCCTTTGGCTTCGACTGGCTTGCTGCGCGGACTGGTGCTCCAAGGTACAGCTTCCAAAAGGCTTCGAAAGTTTCGCTGCCTTTGGCACGGGGCTTTCGAACAGGTTCTGGCGAAGCCAAGCCAGGAATCTGATCCTGCCGAATTTGGCTGCAAATCTCGTTTGCAGCTGCGTCTGTAGGTATTTCGTCAGAAATACCGGAAGACAAGAGGCTGTTGGGATCTTGTTTAGAGGGATCTTGTTCGCCTACTGACACCCAGTAGGGGTACCCCTCCTGACACCCAGTAGGGGTACTGGTGCCCAGTAGGGGTCCAGATGATGCCGAATTAAGTGGTTCTATTTCCTCTTTCTTTATGCCGCCACCTTCTAAAGTCGCACGGTATCTAGTAGTTGTTCCAGGCCGTTCTTGTGAAATTAACCAGCCGTTTTCTTTAAGCCATTTTATAGCTGACCTTGTTCTGTCTCTTCCGATTCTGGCTACCTTGGCGATTCTTTGTACTGAAGCCCAGCAACCTTGGTCGCTGCCATTTCCATGTCGCCAGATAGAGCACCAAACCATAATTATGTGGTAGTCAGGTGCCGAATCCAAGATTTCATTTGGTATCAGGCAAAACGGTTTAATGCCGCTGCCGAATTGTTCGAGAGTCATGTAAGATGGAAGAGGAGGAGTGCTCGCCCTTGAGTTGATGGCTCATGGGCGATTTTTTTTGTGACGTGTTAAGGTAGCACCGAAATGCCAAAACACGACGTGCTGGAGCCTATCTCTGACCTGGAGTTTTTCCCTGAATTGCATCGGTATAGATACAAAGGGAGGTGGCTGCCGTTTAGCGTAACCAAGGTTGCAAATCGAGTCTCAGAAAGACAGGAGAGAATGTTTCGAGAGACACAGCATATCTGGGAACCGAGAGGCACAAGTGTCCACGCTCATTGCGAATCATTACTTAAAGGTAATAATCCGGTCAGCACTGAATACATCGAATGGACTGAACAGCTTGATGCGTGTTGGCTTTTGAAAAACAGTGAGCCGATCGCAGTTGAATATAGGATTTGTGACAGCAGAAAAGGGGTAGGTGGTAGCTTTGATTTTTTGCTTAGGACCGAGAATGACAAGGTGGTTTTGGGAGACTTAAAAACTGTCGGTTCTATTGCCTCAGTGGGCAGCAGAAAACCAGCGAACGCGCAATTGGGCGGCTACCTGTCCATGCTTATAGATCGTTTCCCGAACTTGCATATTGATTGGTGCTATACCCTGGTGGTCGGGCCAGGCAGAACAAATTTGCTGCAAAGTCATCCAGATGAATGTTTGCTCGCATGGGTTGATGCTTGGGATATTTTTCGGCTGCAAAACTGCTCTTTTTAAAAGATGAAAGACAAGCCAAATTGGACCGAGATATTTATTAGGCATCCAGAACTTGAACCGCCTGGCTACAAAGAAGTCTGTGAAAAAATCAAATCGCAAGACAAATCTCGCAAGACTAAAGCGCATCGAAAAGTGCGATCAACTCGTAAGTCCAGCTTCCCAAGTCTTAAGCACGGTGCAACGTAAGTACAACAATTGGCGACAGGTGCTCGCGCCTTTCATCCATTTTCGCCATAGTGCAGCAAATTCATGAGATCATGACTCGAACATCGCCAGGGCCATGCCCCGAAAACCTTCTGTTTACCGGGTATCACTGGGAAACCTTGCGCGAACTCTATTTTTTGCGTCAAGAAAACTGGAGCAAAGCAGCAGAAATTAGATCTATCCGGCGCAAGTATAAAGAACGACTTTGGGATTTGGGAGTAGATGTTGATTTGGAAAGGGGCTTATCCTAAGTGCTTCTCAAAATTCGCCACCTGATTCTGCAGTTTATGTCGATTTTTGACAACATCCCCGAAGAAGATCAAATTAAATTTAGCGATTTACAAAAGACTATGCTCGAAAGTGATGAGAGTTGGGAGGTAACTTATCTTGAATTTTGCTGGCGTCTAAATTCTGCAAAACATCATGCAGAGTAATTCGGGGCATTGAGTGATCCGAGCAAGCGGTTATGCTGCTGCCTGCGTAGGGGATGCTCACTGGTCGGGCTAATTGGTGAGGGTCAACGTTCCAAGCGCAAGAAACTAAAGGTTCCCGTCGAGGACACGATGCAGTTCCAGGAGCTTCTTCCCTTCGGGCATCGTGCAAGCAGCATTTATCTCATGTAAGTCCCCGACCTCTTTCTTGGCATATTCAGTCGATCGTAGTATCCTCAATTGAGAGGCAGGCGTCTGACCAGCCTCTCAACCACCGACAAACTCATTGCGCCCAATCATGACAACCGCACAGGAACTGATAGATGAGCTTTTAAAAATCCGATCCCAAAAAGAGGATTTAGAAAGCCAAGAAGCCTGGATCAAAGAACAGCTTCAAGGAGCTTTAGCCCTAGGTGAACTCGACTCATTTGAAACGGATCAAGGCATTTATGAATTTCCAAATGCCAAGTATTCCCGATGCGAAAGAAATACTTACAAATACAGCAAAGAAGCCGAAAAGGCAATTAGCGCCATTAAGCAAAAAGACATTGACAGTGGACTGGCAAGCCGAAATATGACAATCTACTATCAGCTTCGAATAAACAATTGAACAACAGCATTACGTTCTCCGTCTGCGGTGTACCCGCGCCACAAGGCTCAAAAAAACACATCGGACGGGGTGTAATGGTTGAATCAAGCAAAAAGGTAAAGCCTTGGCGGCAAGATGTAAAATTTGCCGCCATTGAAAATAAAACTGCCGATTGGGACACTTCCGTGCTGATGTCACTCTCTGTAGTTTTTATGTTTCAACGCCCCAAATCTCATTACTTAAAAAGTGGTTTACGCTCGTGCGCCCCCTACTATTGCACCTCAGCTTCCAATGGCGATTTAGACAAATTGCTAAGAAGCACAAATGACGCCATGACTGGCGTATTGTTTGATGATGATCGCCAAGTCGTTTCCATTAACGCCATCAAGCGTTACTGTGGACCAAACGACCAGCCAGGTGCGATCATAACGCTCACTGCGCTCTTAAAAAATCAATGAACATCCCAAATCTTGCGGGTGTCATCTCAAAAGATGATGTTTTCCGCAAAGGTTCTGGCTCCTACGCCGCTGATTATGTCAGCTGGGCAAGAATCGCTAACCATTTGCATACGGCAGCTCCCGGCTACCAGATGCAAATTCGTCCCAATCCTGAACGGCAGGGACATGTATGGAACGCACCAGATGGCACTGGCTATCTTGTTGTTTACTTCAAGGGTGTTGATGGCACTGAGACGACTGATTTCGTCTATGCCATCACTGACAACCGTAACAACCCGGTTCCTGGCGATAAAATTACAAGTCGAATGATTTGCGATTCGCATCGCCGGGCTCTTTGTGCTGCTTCTGCATACTTTTTCTCACTTGGGTATGAGCTTTGGGCCCGAGAGGAAATTGAGGAGGCGAAAGGCGAGTCTGTAACAACTGTTCAGGATTCTGCGCCGCCAGAGCAAAAGCAAAAAGCCGCTGCTAGACCTAAGGTACAAGCTCCCGAGCTTACCGCCGAAGAGACGCCCTTGAGCGACTCTGACCTAAAGACAATCCGGGATCTCCTTAAAGAGGAACCGGTTGCTAGCAGGAACAAAATCATCAAGGAGTTCCAAAAGGAATTTAATGTGCCGGAAGGTGAACTCATCTCCGTCCACATCACTCTTCCTGTCCATCAGCGGTTTATTACGGAGCGCTTAACTCGGTAATGCAATGTCTGATGAGATGATGCACGCTCAGATGGCAGCGGCTTATGCCGCACAACGCAAATTTATGAAGCCTCATCTCCCTGCTGATCTTGAACTGCTGCCACCGCATCTGCGGTTACAGTTGGAACATTTTATGCAGTCACGTCAGTACTCCGCGCAACAAGCTCTGTCAGTTATCCTTTCTAAATTCTTCGGCTCATGCTCCAAATCACCGCAGTAGGCTACCTAGCCGCCGACCCCGAAGTCCGCACCGTTGGCGACAACGACGTAGCTAACTTCACGATCATCTGCAACAAGAAGATTAAAGGCGAGGAGCACACCTCGGCACTCCGCTGTGCTGTGTGGGGTCCCCGCGCCAAGGTCGTTAGCGATTACCTCACCAAGGGCTCGCAAGTCACCGTCACCGGTCAGGCTTACATCGAGACCTACGAAACCAAGAAGGGCGAAACCCGCTCTAACCTCAACGTCGCTGTCAACGACTTCTCTCTGCCTCCTAAGCCAAAGGTTGAATCCGACGAAATGCCGTTCTAATGTTTTGGGGGCTTTGCCCCCATTTTTATATGCAATGTCTGACTCAATTGGCGACTACTTGAATGAAATCGGCAAGATCCCTCTGTTGACACCAGCGGAGGAAATTGAACTGGGTAATGCAATTCAAAAAATGATTGCGCTTGCCGACAAAGAAGACTTGTCAAAAGAAGAAAAGCGAATCATCAAAGCTGGTGAAAGAGCCAAGCGAAGGATGATCCAAGGAAATTTACGCTTGGTTATTCGTGTAGCGGCAAAATATAACAGAATGGTCAATCGCATATCAATGCTTGATCTAATACAAGAAGGGAATATCGGCTTAATAAGAGCTGTCGAACTGTTTGACCCTTCTCGCGGCTACAAATTCTCAACTTATGCTTTTTGGTGGATTAGACAAGGCATTATTCGCGCATCACAGGTTCAGGACCGTGTTATTAAATTGCCAAGTGGTGCGACAGA